TGTCATCTGTAATCGGCTTGCCGTGTTTCGGTCCACATATCGTGCATACAATTTCATCGTTTGCTGTTTGCCATATCGGTATCATGCGAATACCGCTCTCGCGCATCAGTGCTTCCACAAACGCACGCTCACCTTCTACCGCCGCCCGTGTCGTTTCTGTAATCGCGATCATTTCAGCTCTAACAGGGGAATACCATGTTTCAAGCTCAGTTCGCAGTTGCCCCAAGTTCCACCCCTCTTCGTAAAAGCGGGGGATTGTGGTGTTCAAGTGTTCATACCTGGTATTGAATAATTGCTGTAATATCCCTTCAGTATGCTGTCTTGCCCATTGCGAAGCCGCTGTGTTTATCATGTCCCAATCAGCACCCACACCAATTTCACCCATCAGTCCTTGCGCTTGTCTCAGGTAAATATCCATCAGTATCGGCTCAATATCCTTCTGGATATCACGCCACCCGTTTTGCCAGTATGTGTTCGGCACGTTTGCAAGCGAAGGCGGATCGCCTAACATATCCATTAACTTCGATAACTCAGCGCGCAAGTCACGCCCAATAACGCGGGCAAGTTTACGCTCTAATTCGTCACGGTTGATAACATCCATTACGGATACCCTCGCCACGCTAAGGCGCTGTCAAACACGCCTTTGACATCCTCAACAGTCTTTGCCGACTCAAGCGCGCCTGATATTGCACCATGCAAGCCTGCTGGTATGATAGCGCTCTCAAACTCACGAAGCTCTCGCCCTTCACTGATACGTTTCTGTGCAAAGCGCATCCAGCGTCCAAGCTCTTCGTCAAGCGGTGATAATTCCTGCTCATCCTGCATCTGCTCTTCCCGGTGATCTTCAAGCAATACCGCCTGTTCATCGGATAAGTCATAGCCCGCGATATCCAGTGCAAGTTTTGTCGGCAGTCCGCTTTGCACCAGTTTCACCAACAGGTCAGCACGCATGTTTTCGTCTTCCTGGAATAGTTCCAGTTCATTGAATGCAAATTCGAGGCGCAAACCCTCGCGCTCAAGAAGTTGTGTATTCAATACACTTTCATATTTTCTCGCTCTCGGCTGTATCGTGTCCTGATAATACGACTTGCGCTCCTCGACTGCCGTTGCGTAGTTTGCCGATTGCGTATCCAACATTGTCATCGGTATACCAAACGCCACTGCGATATTATGCTTTGCCTCTTCGTTCAATTCTGGCATAGCAAGGTCTTTCAATGGCGGTGTCAGTGTGGTCGGTGTAATGGACCCCGCCCGGATACCCAACACACGAAAAGCATTCTTGATTGCCGTTGCGCTTTTCTGGAACCATGTCTCCACGCGCTTGATTTCGTTTTTGTCTGTGCTGTCAATGCCCAAAAGTGTGACGGGCATTGCACCACCTTCGAAATACATTTCGGGGAATTTTGCAAGCGCATATAACAACTTGGCGTCCATGTTTGACGCTTTACCAGGTGACACGCCCGGCAGGATATCTTGCGACGGGTCGTATTCTGCAAAGTAAACCATTTCATATTCGCCGGTGAAGATATTGTTATGCCACTGCGCGCCGGTGGTGTTCTGCTTGATCGTGATAACACCATCCTTGTATTCAACGGTCATATCGAAGGGATTGCGATATGCCACGTCTTTTTGATAGCCGCTGTTATTGCTGATAATTTCGCCGTAAGCAGCACCCGATAACAGCGCGCCAGCCTCCCACTTCCACAACAATTCTGTTAATCCAGTCGGGAACGGCCATGCTTGCTCACTCTGCTCTTCGTCGTCGTCAAGGCTGTATAGCTTCATCGGCACGCTTGACAGGGTATCACAGCGCACTTGCACCGCTCGGAACAGATAGGGCACTTTTTGATATAAGGCGGCATTGCTGTCAGGAACGCCGTCACCAATCAGTCTGTTCAGCCAGCCCGGTGTTTCTGTTATCACTTTATAATTTGCTGTCATAATTTCTCTCCTAAGCCCCAAACAGGATAACATTGCGCTCTGTCATGTCGTAAGAATAGGCATAACGTAACGCATCTATACCGTGATTGTGCTTGTCAACAGGAACGGGTAAGCTCTCGCCGTATTTATCTTTTTTCCAGTGATATTGCTCAAGCTCATGGATAAAGTTGACGCATCGCTTATCTACAATGAGCTTGTGCTTTTGAAGCCATTGAATACCATGACGCACGCTGTCAGGACCCTTCAATCCAGATCTGGCATCAATGCCATATTTCTTTAGCTCATCAATGCTCTTCGGCTCTGCGCTGTCACACAACAAAGACCGATAGCCTAACATTCCCTTGATATTCTCTGCTAAGGCTTCGTTATCTAATCCAGTCTGATACAGTTCATCAAGGATATAGATAATCTTGTGCTTGCTGTCATAGTGCGACTTGATATATGCCGCAGGATCGCTTGCATATCCGAAGTCCTGCCCGTCTCGCAAGTTGTCAAATAATTGTGTTTGTTCTGATAAGTCGGCAACTTCCCAGTTTGTGAAGATCACATCGCCAAGAATGCCCCACTCACCAAGTGTATAGACCTTGTAAAAGTATTCGTCTTCTTCGTTTTCAAGGTCGGTTATGTCCTGCTCGGTTAAAAAGCGGTTGTCTTTATAGGTGGTCTTCAGAATAAGCAGATCATCATCCTGATAAATCTTTTGTTCATCCATCCAGCCAATACCCGCAAAGTATTCGTTATAAATCCAGTGTGACTTGATAATAGGATTGAATGTTAGCGTCAAGCGCTTCGGTAGGCTTGGGTCGTCACTGTAAACATCAATACCGCGCATACGCTTATTCAACTGTTTGACATCATCCTTTTGCACTTCAGTTGCTTCTTCTATCCAAACATCAGTGATAACGCCTTGCTGTGGTGTAATCGACTTCAGCTTTTCAACATCATCAAGCCCTGCGAAGATTGCCTGGTATCCGTTATTGCACGTAATCACCATTTCAGATTTATTGATATTGAACAATGACGCCAAGTTCCAATTCTTGATTAGCTTGTCAATTTCTTTGAACACGCTGTGTCGTATTGTTTTAGCGATCGCACGAAGAATAAGATAGTTGCGTCCGCCTTGCATCAGGTCAATCACAACTCGTTGTGCCTTGAATACCGACTTGCCAGAACCAGAACCGCCGTAAAATATCTGCGTTCGCGTTGCATCAGCCAGATAGGGAATATAAACATCGTTGAATACGGTATCGTCAATCGTGACTGCGGTCATCATGCCTCTTGATAGTCACTGTGATCTCTCTTGACTCGCTTGTGTTTTGTTCTATGTTTACAGTTGGCTTGCCAAGTTCACGATCTAATATTTCAGTAGATACCGACTGCCTGATACGTTCATCCCGTGAATCCAATCCCTTGACCTTTACTTTTGCTGCCTTTTCAAGATTGTCACGTAATATTTTTCTTGCCTTGAAGCGGAAGTTTATTTGAAGACGCTTTGCAATCTCGTCTAACTTTTCAACATCACGATTTCGCAACCATCCCCACGACAAGCCCGCAAGTTCAAGCGCGGCATTGTCGCTTGGCGTTTCAGAACGTGCGAATACATAGTCAATCTCTCGACTATCTAATTCCGCTAATGTCTGCTCAAAATCTGTCATTCTTTTGCTTAATCCTGCTTAATCCCTGCTATTTTCCGCTTCTAATCGTTCCCAATCATCCAGACTGTAAACAATCACTTTCACCATGCGATTGTTCGCCTGCACCTGCGAAAGTGGTGTCAAGAATACGTTGGCATCCTCGCCCGCACCCAATTCAAAACGGGGTGAACCATCAACGAGCGTGCGGACACGAATTATTTCAGCGTCAAATATCGCAATAGGCTCAATCATGCTTGCCCAGGAATGCATCCATCAGTATCTCCAGAAACAGCACGTAAAACTTGACAGCCGCCCACACGAAGCCGCCGACAAGCGCAAGCACCACAACGGAGATCACCACCCACACAACGGGATTGCTAAAAAATTCAGTCATATCGCTCCTTACAACAGGTCATGCCACACCGTGAATCCGTCGCGCCTATTCCACAGCTCGACGGTTTTATACAGCATTCTGCGCCAAGTCCACAACACCGGGCGCTCGTCAATAATTACAATCAGCATATACATAATTCCTTGATATGTTTTGGTGGAGCTTCAGTTGCCATCACGAACTGAAATATCTGTTAGCCGCCCCTGCAAGCGTCCCTGCTGTATCTTGCCATTCTCAGACAAAACACGGGTTTTACACTTATGGCTGTCGGCGCTCCCAAAACACATCAAATAAGATAATTCCTTAATGGGCAGC